CCTGGCGCTGAAACGGGCAACGGATGAAGCGTTGGAAGAACTGGCGGACTTTGACGGGCTACTTGAAGAAATGGAGGAAGGAAGACCGGATGGAGGAACAGGCGAAAGCGGTATTTAGGCGCATTTTCGCAAGGTTGAAACCGCCGCCGGAAATGCGTTTATCAGAATGGGCGGATCGGTATCGCCGGATACCGCAGGGGGCGGCGGAGCCGGGGCGCTGGCGAACGGACAGGGTGCCGCATATGCGGGAAATCATGGACAGCGTTTCAGACGTGCGGATCAGAAAAGTTGTGGTTATGTCTTCCGCCCAGGTGGCAAAATCGGAAACACTGGTAAACGTAGTGGGGTATTATATGCACTATGACCCGGTTCCGATCCTGATGATGCAGCCAACAATTACGATGGCGGAAAGTTTCTCTAAAAACAGGCTGGCAAAATCCATACAGGAAACGCCAGTGTTGCGGGGGATGATAAGCGATCGGCGGGGAGCGGGAAATACCATACTGGAAAAAGTATTCCCCGGCGGAAGTATCGCCATTGTGGGAGCGAACAGCCCGGCTTCCCTTGCTTCCCGGCCCGTGCAAGTGCTGCTGGCGGACGAAGTGGACAGATACCCGGCCACGGCGGGAACCGAGGGCGATCCGCTTTTCCTTGCATCCGAACGGCTTACAACCTTCTGGAACAGCAAGGAAGTATATGTGTCCACGCCGGGAAACAAGGGCACTTCCAGGATAGAATTAGAATACCAGCACAGTTCACAAGGGGAATGGAACGTGCCGTGCCCGCATTGCGGGGAACTGCAACCGCTGACATGGGAAGGGGTTGTGTTCGACAAAGACAACCTGGACACGATCCAGTATTGTTGCAGCAAGTGCGCCGCGCTGTCCACGGAAGCAGTCTGGAAAAAAGGGTTTATACGCGGGAAGTACATACACGCAGACCCGGAAAACCCCGTGCGCGGCTTCCACCTTAACGCCCTGGGATCAAGCCTGGCCCGCTGGCGGGACATTGTGGAAAAGTTCCTGCTTGCGAATGAGGAAAAGAAGAAAGGCAACATAGAAGAATTGAAGTCCTGGACAAACACGAAAATGGGTCAGACGTGGGAGGAAGAAGGGACGGAGGTTGACGAAAGCGCTCTTATGAAGCGCCGGGAACGCTATAATTGCGAAGTTCCGCCGGAAGTCCTGTACCTGACAGCGGGCGTTGACACGCAGGACGATCGCTTTGAAGTGGAAGTGGTGGGCTGGGGCGTGGACTATGAAAGCTGGGGCATAAAGTACGCGGCCATTTACGGGGATCTGAAACAAGATCAGGTATGGAAAGACCTTGACGCTTTTCTTGCCCAGACATTCACAAAGCCGGACGGAACGAAACTAAAAATTATTTGCGCCTGCATGGATATAGGCGGACACTTCACGAACCAGGTATACCGCTTCTGCAAGGTGCGGTATGCGCGGGGCGTGCGGGCCATAAAGGGCAGCAATGACAGTCAAGCGGCCTATATCCAGAAACCGACAAAGAACAACCGCGAACAAGCCTATTTATTCACTATCGGAGTTGATACCGGGAAAAGTTGGCTGATGGACAGATTAAAACTGACAGAGCCGGGACCCGGATTTTGTCATTTTCCGAGAGAAGACAAAAAGGGGTATGATGAAAAATATTTTAAGGGGCTAACATCCGAAAAGAAAGTCATGCGGTACAAGATGGGAAGACCGTACTTTGCATGGGAACTGAAAGACAAGGGAGAGCACAAAAGAAATGAAGCCCTTGACTGCCGGAATTATGCAACGGCAGCTATTGAAATAACTGCACTTCCGCTGAAAAAGCCGGAAGAAAAAGAAAAGAAACAACAAACAGCAAACACACCCGGAAAGAAGAAAGGACGGGGAAGAAGAAGTGGAGGGATAAGCTAATGGCAGGAATTACACTGGAAACAGCGCAAAGACACCTTGACGCATGGTTAGAAGCGGAACTGGCAGTGACAAATGCGCAGTCTTACACGATCGGCAGCAGGATCATGACAAAAGCCGATCTTGAGGAAATCCGAAAAACTATTGATTATTGGAACACAAAAGTAGTGGAATTAGAGAACGCTAAGAAGCACGGAGGACGAAACCGGGCATATAGAGCCGTACCGCGCGACTTATAAGCAAAACATTTCCCGCAATTTCCCTTTTTCGGGGTTTATTTCCCACCATTTCCCGAAAAAACGATATAAAATGATAGCGTGAATAAATAGGAAGACAGGAAAGCACCCGTTAAAAGGTGCTTTTTTCATGCAGTGCAGCAGACAGGAGGTGAAAAGGAAATGGGCATTGCAGCAATGATTGACAGAGCCATTGCGACGGTCGCACCAGAAACGGGACTGAAAAGGGCTGCTGCACGGCATAAAATGCAGATTTTGAACAGCGGTTATGGAAATTATGGAGCAAGCACATTCAAAAAATCACTTGCCGGGTGGATGTATGCTGGAGGATCGCACCGCGAGGATATAGAGGACAATATTACAATACTGCGGCAGCGAAGCCGCGATTTATATATGGGCGTGCCTATAGCAAATGGAGCGGTAAAGACAATGCGCACAAACGTTGTGGGGCGGGGGCTTCACCTAAAACCAACTATTGACCGTGAGGTTTTGGGGATCACAGCTGCACAAGCGCAAAAATTAGAGAAACAGATTGAACGGGAATGGAGGTTGTGGGCAGAAAGCCCGGATTGCGACATTGAGCGCATAGACACTTTCTATGAGTTGCAGCAGTTGGCGTTTCTCAACTGGCTTATGTCCGGGGACTGTCTGGCAGTACTGCCGATAAAACCGAGATTAAACCAACCGTATGATCTACGGGTGCAGCTTGTGGAAGCAGACAGACTTTCCAGCCCAGACTACTGCGATACTTTTGACAACAAAATTGTTGGCGGCGTGGAAGTAGACAAAGACGGCGAAGTGTTAGCGTACCACATATCGGAGCAGCACCCGTTGTCCTATGAGGTTACAGACATTAAATGGAATAGGGTGGAAGCATACGGCAGGAAAACGGGAAGAAGAAATGTGCTGCACATTATGACCCGTGAGAGGATAGGGCAACGAAGGGGCGTGCCATTCCTCGCCCCGGTCATTGAAAGTTTGAAACAGCTGGGGAGATACACGGACGCAGAACTTGTGGCGGCGGTAGTATCTGGAATGTTTTCTGTATTCATCGAGAAAGAAGACGCAAGCGAGGGTGACGCAGTGGGGACGATGATACCAGAAGAACAGCAAATAGACGCAGAAGACGAAAGTAGCCTTGAAATGGCCCCCGGCGCAATTATGGACTTGAATCCCGGAGAAAAAGTGCACGACACGAACCCCGGAAGACCAAACAGCAATTTCTCCATGTTTGTGGAAGCCATATGCCAGCAAATAGGGGCTTCACTTGAAATCCCCTATGAATTGCTTGTAAAGCGTTTTAATGCGTCTTATACGGCAAGTAAAGGCGCATTGGAAGAAGCGTGGAAGATGTTTAGAATGTACCGGGCGTGGCTTGCCACAGACTTTTGCCAACCAATCTATGAAGAATGGCTTGCAGAAGCGGTGGCAAAAAAGCGTATTGACGCGCCAGGATTTTTCACCGATCCGCTAATTAGAAACGCATATTGCCGGGCAGAGTGGAACGGACCGGCAAAAGGCATTCTTGACCCAGTGAAAGAAGTAAACGCAGCAGAAAAGAGGGTACAAAACGGCTTTTCTACACGCAGTAGTGAAACAATGGAAATGACTGGCGGCGATTATTTCAGCAATGTAGACCAGTTGGAACAAGAAGAAAAGAAACTAAGTGAGGTGAAGAAAGGTGCCAAAGGGAATGAACAACGGAAACAACAGCCGGAAGGAGAAGAACCAGCCGGGCAGCAGGGACAACCAACAAAGCCCGCAGGGAATGACGGCAAATAAATTCTGGGACTTTATACCAGGAACGGAAACAAATCCCCCGGAAATGCTTTTGTATGGACCGATAAGCAGCCAACAAAGCTGGTGGGAAGACAGAGTAACCCCGGCGCAATTCAACAAAGAACTTGCAGCATTGGGAGACGTGCCGGAAATTGTGGTGCGTATTAACAGTGGCGGCGGTGATGTGTTCGCGGCAAACGCGATTTTCACAAGATTAAAAGACCATACAGCGAAAATCACGGTAAAAATCGACGGCTGGGCAGCTTCAGCGGCTACGATCATTGCAATGGCTGGGGACACAATCAAAATAGCCAGAAACGGCGTTTTTATGATACATGATCCGGCAATGACCGTCTGGGACACATTCAAAGCGGAAGATTTTGAAAAGATGGCTGACGAACTGAAAGTGATCAAGCAAAGCATAGTCAACACATATGCGCTAAAAACGGGCATGGGTGCTGACGATATAGCCGCATTAATGAGTGAGGAAAAGTGGTGGACGGGTGATGAAGCGGTGACAAGCGGCTTTTGTGATGAATTGATGTTTGAAGAAGCAAACACAGTCGTTGAAAATGCTTCAAAAATTGTGGTCAATTCTACGCCCATCGACATTTCGGCTTTTAAGACGATCCCAAAAGAGTTATTAAACAGCCCGCACAATCCGGGTGGTTTGATAAATAATAGTGCAGCAGCTAAAACAAAGCCAAAGGAGGAAAAAGAAATGCAAGTAGCAGAAAACAACATTGGAACGGTTGACGCACTAAAAGCCGCATACCCGGATTTAGTGGCAACCATCCAGAACGAAGCAGCAGCGGCAGAAAGAAGCCGTATCAAGGCTATTGAGGATATGGCGGGCGGCAATTATGCAGACATTGTTTCTGACGCAAAATTTGAAAACCCTTGCACGGCAGAACAGGTGGCAATGAAAATCATTGCTGAGCAGAACAGGCAGGGCGGGCAGTACATACAGAACCGCAATGCCGACGCTGACATTTCCGGCGTGAACGGAGTTGCAGGGGCAGCAAGTGAAAATGGCGCAGAAGGAAAGGATCCGTATGACGCAGCCATTGACGCGCTGGAATTTAACTAAAGGGGAGGGAAGAAAGATGGCAAAATACGCAGTAGAAACAAGAAACACAGAACCCAAGAACTTTTTTGCCGGGGACTTCCCTACGCTGCCGGAAACTGGGACGGCAGGGGAAAAACTGGCAGAGCATACGCCCGTAACCCAAAACGGGGACGGGGAAATTGTCGCAGTGGCGGCAGCGTCCGGCAGCGGAGCAAGTGCAAAGGCAGCAACCACGGGGGATGTAATCGGAATTACAGCAGAAGTGGCAGAAAAGGGCGAACCCGTTGTTTATTACATGACGGGAGAATTTTTCGCCGACGCACTCAATCTGCCGGATGGCGTGACAGCAGAAGACATTAAGGACAGCTTGCGAAAGTTATCAATCTTTTTGAGATAGGAGGAAGAAAAGACAATGGCAAACGAAGTATCTATTTACGAACCGAGAAGAATGGGCAGGGTCATTCAGAAGTTGCCCCCGGTAAGAACTTTTTTCAGAAGTACTTTTTTCCGTCACGAGGAAACATTTGTGACAAAAAGTGTTGATGTAGATTTCAGAAAGGGCAGCAGGAAAGTTGCGCCTTTCGTGTCGCGCGTGATCGGCGGTAAGATCGTACCCAATACCGGGTATGAAACTAAAACATACACACCGCCGCTGGTTGCCCCGGAGAAAGTAACCACCATTGATGATCTGCTTGAGAGAAGACCGGGCGAAAATATGTATTCCGGGAAAACCCCTGAAAAGCGGGCAGTAGAGAAGATGGCAGAGGATTTTATTGAACTGCGCGAAATGATCACACGTCGCGAAGAATTGATGTGCGCACAGACGATCTTCACTGGGCAGATTCCTATTATCGGTGATGGCGTAAACGAAGTAATTACTTTTGACTTCACAAACAAAGAAGTGATCACAGAAGCAACAAAAAAGTGGACGAATGAAAAGAGCAACCCCATTGAAGATTTGAAACGCTGGCATGAAGCGGTGCAGAAAAACGGGTTTGTAAACTGCGATATCTGCGTTATGGGAAAAGATGTTATAAACGCATTTATTAACCATCCGAAAGTAAAAGAAGTGCTGGATATAAAAAATTACAATCTGGCAGTAATTCAGCCAAAGCAGCTTCCCAACGGCGTGACTTACATCGGAACGATCCACGAAATAGGTCTGGATATTTACAAGTACAGCGAATGGTATCTGGATGATTGGACAAACCCGGAAACCCCGGAAGACAAGCCGCTTGTGCCGGAGAACCAGCTTGCATTACTTTCAAGTGGTGCAAATTATTCCATGTATTACGGAGCAATTACATTGATCAATGAAGAAACAAAAAGATTCCGCACCGTTGAGGGAAAACTTGTGCCGGACACATGGGTTAAGCGCAAACCCGCAAGAAGATTTCTCAACATATCATCCGCGCCGCTTAGCGTCCCGCACGATGTAGACAGCTGGTTTGTGGCGCAGCCTATATGATTGGAGATTTCAAGGCACTGCTTGACAGCGATATGAAAGTT